CGCGCCGCGGGCGCGCCCCCCGCCGGGGGCGGGGGCGGGGGCGGCCGCGGGGGAGGCCCCGCCCCCGATCATCCGGTCCCAGGCGGAGCGGTCACGGAGTCGGTTCAGGTCGAGAGTGCCGTTGTAGCCGGGCAGACGGCCGTCCTCGGTGTACTGGTGGATGAGCGGAGCGCCCCAGTAGGAGACGTTCGGCACTGCCGGGTCCGAGTAGGAGGACCCGTAGTCCGAGTAGTCGGGTCCGCCCGCGTACCAGAGCGGGTACTGGGAGGCGACCGAGGACCAGTCGTAGCCGTTCAGGGCCGAGCCGTTCATGTAGATGCCCGGCGTAGAGCCCGTCAGGGAGCGCACCGTGTCGAGGAAGGTCTTCGCCCATCCCGGCCCCTGCTCGACGGCATTCGCCTCCCAGTCGAGCCAGAGAGTCGCCTTGCCTCGGAACGAGCCGACGGCGGATACGAAGTAGCGGGCCTGCTCAGCCGCGTCACCCGGGCGGGCGAAGTGGTAGAACCCGAGGCGCTTCGAGGCCCCCAGCGTGGAATTGGCCTGCGAGACCATGTAGGGGTTCACGTAGTCGTCGTCCTCGGTGGCCTTGACGATCACGAAGTCGGCCCACAGCCCGGCCACGTTCAGGCCCGACTGGTAGGACGAGATGTCGATACCGTGAGCGTGCTGCGGTGCCGACGGAGTCGAGGTGGCCGCCTGCGCCGGAGCCGGAGATGCGGCCTGAGCGGGACGGCCCTTGGAGAACTCCGGCCACTGTGACAGGAACTTCCCCTCGTCGAAGCGATGGCAGCTCGTCCACGCCCCCGCCTGCGTGTGCGGGTGGCTGGAGTAGCGGACCGTGCGGGTCTCCTGTCCCGTGGAGTCGCCTAGGTAGCCATCGATCGACCCATCCTCAGCGATCCACGCCTCGGACACGAGGGGGTCAGGCCCGTCCTCGACGGCGATCACCACGTGCCCCCTACCGCCCTCATTTGCGGCGGAGAGGATCACGTCGCCAACACGGAACCCACCCTGAGGGGTGAGGTCCGAGCCGTTCCACGGGACCTCATTGAAGCCGCGAGCCTCCAGGCCAGGGCGCATATTCCCCGTCCAATGGTCATTGATCTCAGGCAGGGCGGCGTGACCCCACGGGACGCCATAGGCGTCGTGCAGGCCGTAGCAGACGGACCCGCAGACGAGGCTGGAGCAGTCCGCGTTCTGGGGTGAGCTAACATGGCCCTCCCAGTCGGCGTTGGCGTACCAGGTGCGCCGGTCGGGCTGGCTGTACCCGACGTTCTCCTGGTCGCAGATTCGGCGGGCGATGCGCGCGGCCACGCTCCCTACGGTCATTTGCTCTCCTTGCTCTCGTTCTTCTCGGCCATGAGGGCCGCCACCTGCTGCTCAGCCACCACGGCCCGCCGGGTCAGGGTGGCGACTTCCAAGGTCAGCGCGTCTATCACTGCGAGCGCGTCAACCTGGCTGGTCTGTGCTTCCATTTTCATTGCTCCAATCTTCGGGGCGGGGTGCAGGTCCATAGTAAGTGCCTGGCAGGGACATGTCGTCGGAGACGCCTCCGATGTTCTCACCCCCTCCTGGAGGGCCTAGCTCCCAGTTGGTCTTACGGGCGTTGTCCTTCATGAGCGGCTCGCCGTCAGCATCGTCCTCCCCGGTGTTGACCATGCGTGCGCCCTTTACGAGGACGTCCACGCGCGCCCCAGGCTCGCCAGTTACGGTAACGGCCCACAGGTCCGGGTCGCTGCGGTCGATCTCGGCAGAGGCCGTGCCCGAGGCGAATACGACCCACGGCGCGACCGGGGAGGCGATCCTCGGCACGTAGTCGGGGAGCTCCCACCTCGCCCTCCCCTGCCCGTCGAGAGTGAGATTTTCCCAGTACTCGACGCCATCGTAGGGAGACTCGGTACAGGCGTGTGACAGCCACAGGCCGCCGCGCTCCTTGGTGAGCTTTGGAACCCGCATCGTGAACTTTTTCTCCGGGTTCATGTGGATTCCGTCGTTGTCTAACCAAATCTGCGGATATTTGCGCCACGCCAATATAGTGGCGTGGTTGTTCACCCACATACCGGAGTTCTTGTTGCCCAGGGTGGTCAGTGTTGCCCAGTCTCTCCCCAGTCCGAAGTAGGCGTGGTTCTCGTCGTTGATCTTCCGGTAGGCGATACCGGAGTCGTTGAACGTAAATGTTGCGTTGTCGATTTTGGAGGAGAACCCGTACCTAGACATCGCCAGCGACCCCCAGTTACCGTTAGGCCCGATATTAATGGACACCTGCTCAGTACCCAGGATAAGGGACGGCCTCGCCGTGGCGCCCTTAGGGGCTGCCGACTGAAGCGTGATCGAGGGCGCATGGGTGTTAGCGTCCTTCTGGATGAAAAGAGCGGCATCCTCCCAGTCATCCTCCAGCGAGTTGAACGCGAGACCGCACCCGATCTTCGCCCCCGTTGGGGAGATGTCGGTGCCGGTCCGCGCCCACGTGATGTCGTCGAACCAGACCTTCGACCACGTGTCTCGGCGTCCGAGGCTTCCGTTGATGGTGACTTCACCTGTGCGGGCATCAATGTCCAGGGACTTCCACCCCCGAGGGGAGTAGACCTGTAAGCCCTCGGATGACAGTTTCAGCCCGCGGTTACTGGCCCGATCGGTCTGGATCGTGGCGCCGGTGATGACCTGCCCATCGATAGCCCCGCCCTGGATGTTGGAGGCACTGACAGAGTTGGCGGCCAGCATCCCGGCCTTGATCTGCTCGAACTCCCCCTGACCCGCCGTGATGATCTCCGTCCACACGTGGTGGGCGGTGGCGTTAACGAAGGAGGCGTTACCGGTCACGGTGAGCTGGTCGGTCGTGATCTCCAGGAAGCGGCCGACGTCGGAGGCGATCTTCCGGGCCGTAACCTCAGCGATGCTGGCTGAGCCTGCGGTCAGCTTCCCCACGTCGAGGTTGCTGATCTGCTCACTGGTGACCTTCATCCGCTCCCAGGTCGCGCCGTCCCAGCGCCACTCCGCAACGATGTCGAGGGTCTGGGCGTCCTGGACCCGGCACGTGTCGCCAGCGGTAGTGCCGTCGAAAGGCGGCTGAGTGTCGGCGGTGCCGCGGATGTAGTAGACCTCGCCCATGGAGGACTTGACGCGGCGGACAGCCGACTCCATGGTCGCGGCAGTGAGCTTGGAGACTGTCTTGGAGTAGCTGTCACTGGCCTCCTCCCAGCGCCAGCCCTTCGGGGAGTAGACGATGGTTGACCCCGGCGCGGTGCGTGAGCTCGTCGGGGTCGAGTGGCCCAGGGCGGCGAACGCGGGAACGGTGACGTACTGACCGCCCCGGCCTCCCTCGGGGGCGTCGTTTCGAGTCGCGGGCCCTGCCATCATGCAACCCTAATGATGTAGGGGCAGGCCAGGTACGGGTCCCGGATATCGACGGGCTGTGACCCGCCGGTTGTGGCGGCGATCGGGGACCGGTTGCCGCGGCTGGTGCCCGTGGAGGTAAGGTAGGTGTACCCATTCCCGGAATCGCCCGACCCGATGTCCTGGGTCGCCTTCTTGGCCTGAAAGCGGGCATTGACGTCACCCACCTCGCCGATCTCGTGAGTGTGGGCGGGCAGCTGCTGTACGTTCAGCGTGATCGACCCGGAGCCTCCCTTGTTGCCGACCTGGTAGGTGTTCCCGGTTCCGACGGCCGCACGGTCCCGGAAGTCTGGCAGGCGGAAGTTGGTGGCGGAGCTGAATCCGTAGGCGGTGCCGATGGCGGAGAAGAGCTTCGCATAGGTGGTGCGGTCGAGCAGGCGGCCGTCGCAGCGCATCCACCCCTCCGGGTCCCTTTCGGCGCCGTACAGGGCGATCATGCCGACCGGTACGGCCTTGCTCAGAATGTCCCGGATTCCCTGCGCGATGGTCTGGACCTGCTTCAGAATCTCGGCCGGCTGGCCGGCGACCTTGGTCTCCAGGTTGGTCACTCCCTGAGTGGCGGCGGAGATGCCGTCCTCAATGTGGGTGAGGTCGGCGGCGGTGATCCGGGTCTCATTGGCGCCGAACCCGTCACGCCACTGCTTCGTCGCTGTGTAGGCCTGCATCACTGGTCTCCTTCTGCTCTGAGGACGAAGATTCGCCCGTCGGGTGCAATCCACATGCTGGACCCTATTGTCCCACTATCCGGCGGGACGGGTCCGGACGAGACGAGGTTGACGGCGACCTGAGTCATCGCGTCGGTGAGGTGCTTCATCTCCTTGAGCGTGCCTTCGCGGGCCGCTCGCTGCATCGCGTCACTGTTCTTGAGCCTCTCCTCGACCTGCTTCGCAATCGCGTCCGCGTCGACGTTCTGCGCGAGCGTGATGCGGCTGCTCGGCCCCCACTCTGAGCGGTTGTCGGCCCGGTCGTAGGACCGCAGGCGCACCTCCCACTCACGAATCTCCAGGCCGGCCAGGTTGGTCCGCTGGAGAGGGACAGGCATGTCCGTGAACTTCTGAGGGGTCAGCCCTGGCTCGCGCACCGATACCTCGATGCCGGCGAAGTCGGAGGGCATGCCCGCCCCGCCGGTGCCCTTGCCGTCCCAGTAGACGCCCAGGACGCCGAGCGTCTGGGTGAGCACCGGCGCCGTCGGAACCGGCGGCGGCTCCGTGTCCGTCGCCATGACTGCCTCGACCTCTGTAGACCAGCGTCCAGTCGTGTCCGCAGTGATGGCGCGGACCTTGAAGCCGTACCGGGCACCCGGTGTCAGGCTTCCCATCTGGGCCGTCGTCTCCTTCGAGGTCATGACCTGCCCGGCTGAGAATGGAAATCGGCGCGCAGATATCTCGTAGCCGGTGACGTCCACGGCAACGCCCAGGGTGTCCGTAGAGACCGCCTGCCACTGGAGTGAGGCCACGGCCTGAGGCCATCCCTGGTCGCTGATGACGACGGCGGAGGAGACCTCGAGCCCCTGCGGCGGGACGGGGGCGTACCGGCTCTTCGGAGTCTCCGGGCGAGGGTTCTTCCCGTCGGAGTTGACGGCGCCCAGAACGCCCTTCTGGCGCTTGGCCAGGCGGGACAGGATGTCGTCGAGCATGGTCCCGAAAGTCGTGTGCCCCTGGCAGCGCCCGTTCTCGGTCACCGAGATCGAAATCTGGGTGACGCGCATCTTCTCCAGGCCCTTGCCGCGCTCGACCTGAATCCAGTCGCCGAGCAGGTAGTCGTCGAAGGGGAGCCACTGGAGGTCGTCGGCCTCCCACTCGCGCTTGACCTCAGCCGCCGGCGTGGCGCCGGTCTTGAGGGTGAGGTCCGCCACTCGGCGGGCCGTGGCCTCCAGCTCAACGCCGCCGGCGCTGACGACCTTCTCGGTGCGAGGCATCCCCGCGGGCGCCTCCGGGTTGGGGAAGGTCCAGGTGCGGCCCTCGTCACCCTTTACGAGGACGTGGGTGCACAGCTGGGACCAGTCCAGCTTCTCCGGGGCCGATGACGTTCCGGCGCTCAGGCGCCACACGACGGCCGTGTTCTCACGCTTCAGGGCGGAGTCGGCGTTGTAGACCTGGAGCGTGCGCCCGCGCCAGCGGTAGTCGATCATGCCCATGTTCATGAGCGTGTCGAGGATCGACTTGATGGAGACCGATGGGTCGAAGGCGATGGTCGTCTGGAACGCCCAGCCCTGCCCGGCGGAGTCGACCGCGGTGCTGACGTCGAGCGTCAGCCCGGCGCCCCATCCCCGCTTTACGGCAGCGTCCCACACGGTGCGCAGAATCTCTCCCGCGTTGCGGGAGGTGAACTTGTACTTCCCGTCCTTGTCCATCGACGCCAGGGGCACGTTCCACACGAGGGCGCCCTCCAGGCGGTGCCCGATGTGGATGAGGTCGGCCTTGCGGTGCTCCGTGCCGTCGTCCACGAGGTTCCACTCCGAGGACAGGTTCACGAAGCGCGCGTTGTACGGCTCGTGCCAGGTCTGACCGTCGTAGCAGAGCTCGACGGCGATCTCCACGGAGGAGTCAAGAAGCTCGCCGCGCACGCCCTGATCCCCGTTCGGGTAGGAGAGCGTGAGCGACGGCGTCGCCTGTCGGGGGCAGGTGAAGGTGCCGGCCAGGGCGTCGGGGAGGACGCCCAGCCGGGCACCGGCCTGCTCGTAGGCGACGTAGCGCATGGCCATGCCACGCGCGTACTGAGGATCGCGGGGCATCAGTAGGCCATCCTTCCGCGGAAGCGGCCGGTAGTCCCGGTCAGCGTCATCGAGATGCGGCCGTCAGCGTTCGGCGTGGCCCGGAAGCCCCCAGGGCTCATGGAAATCTCGCCGTCGGCGGGGCGCGCGTTCGGCTGAATCTCCCACCACTGGGAGGGGTTCTTCCAGGCCCGGTAGCGGGCGATGTCGACCAGCAGCCGCTCCCCGCCGTTCAGGGTCCCGGTAAAGGTGAACGAGGTGCCCGAGACGTTGTCGCGGACGGTGCAGGTCTGCGCCGTCGGCTCCAGGAGTAGCTTCCCGTCGGCAATGGGCATCACGCAGCCGTTGAACTTCGACATGTCGCTCAGGTGGTCCACGATGTCGACGGTGCCGCGCCACAGGCCGGAGACGATCTCGTAGGTGATCGTGAACGAGATAGTCTCCGAGTGCGGGTCGAAGACCGGCTCGACGGAGGACGACGGGCGTACCAGCGCCTCCCGGACAGGGGTTCCCTTCGGCGTGTACTGGAGGGTCTGAAGGCGGCCGAAGGCGTACAGGCGGCGCAGGAGGTCCTGATAGTTGCGCTCCAGGACCTCCAGGCCCTCTTTGCAGCGGTTCCCGTTACGGCCGTCGGTCCAGGAGAACACGGTGAACTTCAGGGCGACGGTGGCGGACTTCAGCACGCTCGGGGCGATTGGCAGCACCCCGAACCGCCCCGGGATGCTGACAGACGTGCTCCAAGGCTCGCCTCGGGTCGATAGCGTCGTCCCCTCGGCGAGCACCCAGCGCTGACGCTCATCGTCCAGGTCGGCGCCGTCCAGTGAGTAGATGGCCATGGGTGGGTGACCCTCCTCAGATGATCGCGGCCAGTCGCAGCCCCTCGGCTACCTCGTCTCGAGTCTTCGAGTCCGGCTTGGCCTGCGGATAGTTGTTGGTGATGTTGATTGTAGCGCCTGATCGGCTTCCCTTATCAAACGATCCGGAGGACTCGGGAGCCGGGTTCGGACGGCCGGTCGAGGCCCGTGCCGGGAGCGGCTGCACGTTAGCGCTGAGGCCGATCGTGGCGGGCTTGGACAGGTCCTCGGTCAGGCCCTGGAGCGAGGAACGCACGGCCCCGTACTGACTCTCCAGGCCCTTGATGAGGCCCTGCATGATGAGCTCACCGGCGGGCGTGAGCAGGACCTTGTCGACTGGCGCGGGACCCTTCCAGGACGGGAGCATGTTCGTCAGCGAGGAGAGCTTGCTCTTCACGGCGCCGAACATCGAGGAGATTCCGTCCAGAAGGCCCTTGATGATGCTGACACCGGCGTTCCACAGCCACGATGCAGCACCAGAGAACACGTTCTTGATGCTGGTGGGGATGTTGCGAACCGTGTTCAGCATGTTGCTGATCTGGCTGGAGACTGCGCTCACGATCCCGCTCCACATGGAGGACGAGATACTCATGACAGCCGACCAGCCGCTGCTGATGAGGTTCCGAACCCCGCCGATGGCGCTAGAGACGGTGGAGGTGATCGAGTTCCACACGCCATTGATGGTGTTCCACACGGAGTGCCATGCCGTGGAAGCCATTGACATGATCTGGTTGCCGAAGATGCCGAACTGGCCCTTGATGATGTTCCAGATGCCCTGACCGATTGTCTTGATGCCGTTCCAGGCCCCAGACCAGTCGCCCTGAATGGCGGCGAGGACCGTCTGGAGGATGCCCTTGATGACCTGGATCGCTCCAGTCACGGTGGACATGATTCCGTTCCACGACGCCATCACCAGAGGCATGAGCCACTGCATGACCTGCCCCACCAGCTGGATAGCTGGGATCAGGGCGGACGCCAGCTGCTGAACCAAGGCGACGATCGGCGGCAGAATCTGCGGCAGGTACTCGGAGATGATCGGAGCCAGCTGGGCGATGATCTCCGAGATCACCGGGATCAGCGCCTGGATCACCGGGAGGAGTGCAGCCCCCAGCTGCTCGATGACGGGGACGAGGATCGGCACCAGCTGCTGGAAGATCGGGGCCAGCCCCTCGACCAGCTGCGCCACCAGCGGGGCGATGGCGGCGAGAAGCGAGCCGGCCACGGTAGCGATGGCGCCGAACGCCTGCCCCAGGGCCGGCATGGCCGGGGCCAGAGCCTGCACGGCCGTCAGCACGCCCTGGAAGAACGCCGTCAGCCCTCCCTGGAAGGCGGGGTCCTGGAGGGCGGCGGAGATGCCCTTGAGCCCGGTCTCGATGATCTGCCCGACCAGGGGCAGGATCGTCGAGAGGGTCGGGGCGAGGGAGGTGAACGCCTGGCCGAGGGAGCCGACGCCGGCGAAGGCGTGCGAGGCGGCGTCCCCCATCGCGCTGAAGATCGTGGACAGGGTGCCCTGCCACAGCGGACCGTTCACAGCCTTGTTGGCGCTGTCGAGCGCCTTGGCGATGGAGTCGATCGGCGCGGAGCCGGAGGCCATGGCCTTGAAGACCCCGCCGAGAATTCCGCCCAGGTCGAAGACGATGTCCTTCAGGGTCCCGAAGGTCTTGGCGGCGGCCTGGATGGCCTGATCCATCTCTCCCGAGGCCGTCTTGGCCTGCACCCAGTTCTGGAAGTTGTAGGCGACTTCGTTGGCCCAGGAGGCGATGGAGGGCAGGTACTTCGCGCCGGTCTCGCCTAGCGTGAGCAGGGCGTCGGTGAAGGCTCCCGCGCCGTCTCCGCCAATGTCCATGGCCTCGGCCAGGTAGCCGAGAGACGCCTGGAATCCGGGAATGTGGTCCTGAGCGGCGGACGCGACGGCAGACGTCATGGAACCCATGGCCGAGGCCACGTCTGAGATGGCCGGCGTCAGGGCCTCCAGTCCGTTGGTGATGAGGGAGCGGACCGAGCCCTCGGCCTCGCCCCAGAACGACGTCGAGATGGAGTCCTGAAGGGCGCTGAACGCCGGCCCCAGGTCCTCCAGGACGGTTGAGGCGTCGGCCATGGCGGCCGCGAAGATGCCGATCCCGGCCGCGGCCGCTCCGAGGATGCCGGGCATCGCGAGCAGGGCCGGTAGCGTGTGGGCGAGGCTGACTCCGAACTGGGCCACAGTGCCGAGCCCGGCGCCGGCGATGGAGGTCAAGCCGAGGATAGCGGTTCCGGCCCCGGCGGCCTTGACCGCGAAGGTGTCCAGATTCGTGAACAGCTCGTTGAGCGAGTTCTTCAGGCCGGAGAAGATGTTCCCGCCGCCGAGGGCCTTGAGCTGGGCGGCGACCTTCGCCAGGGACGCCTTGGCGAGGCGGGCGTGGATGTCTACGAAGTACGGCTTCTTGGTCAGCCGGGCCAGGTCGAAACGGGCCTTGCCGTCGTCCAGGTCGGCGTTGACGGTCGCCTTGCCGTCGAGCTTGTTGAGCTCGTGCTTCAGCTTTTTCTTGGAGGCCTCGGACAGGTGGGCGTGGGCCTCGATGTCGCCGCCGAGCTTTTTGAGCTCCGCCTGAAGCTTCTTACGTGAGGCGTCGTCCAGCTCTGCGTCAGCCTTGATCTTGGCGTCGAGACCCGCGATCTGATCCTTGAGCTTGCGCTGGGCCGCCTTCTCCAGCGAGACGTCCACGCGGACGTCCGACTTGATGTTGGCGATGCGCTCTTTGATCTCGGCGATGTCCTTGCCGTCGATCTCGATTTTGGCGTCGATGGCGGCCTCAGTCTTGCGGATCGCCTCCAAGGCCTTGCGCCGGGACTTCTCGTCGAGGTCCACGCGGGCCTTGATCGCGGCCTTCATCTCGTCGAGCTCGCGGCCCAGCTTGGCCACGGCGTTGTCGTCGAGGACCGGCCTGACCGGAGTGCGCCAGTCGGCCTGGCGGAGCTTCTGCTTGATCTCCTCCAGGTCGCGCTTGGAGATTCCGACGTCGGGGGACGCCTTGGTCTGCGCGATGGCCGTCTCGATGCGGCGCAGGTCCTTGGGGTCGATCTTGGCGTTGACCTGGAGCACGAGGCCGTCCAGGGCGTCCTTGACGGAGTCGCGCATCTCGCGCGCCCACTTCTCGGCGGCGCGCTCGATCCGCTTGCCGATCTTCTTGAGGCTCTTCTCGATGCCCCGCTCAGCGTCGCCACGGAAGTCGCGCGCGTCAGCGCCGACCTCTACGACTACCTCGCCGATCTTGTCTGCCACGGGCTACCCTCCCCGCTCGTACGTCGAGCGGGGGGGGCTCCGGGCCCGCTCCCCTCTTGGGGGCTGGTACCCGC